GTATAAATGTATACAGCACATAATGTGTTTGCTGCTACATGAATTGTGGGACTACAGAATATTGGCACTAACAACGTTTTGCGGCCTTGTATGAAACGCAATGTGCTTAGTACATCTTCTTCATTATCCACAATCATATATGAATAATAAGAAAAAAATATTAAGAATCCAACCCGTTTATGTCAATTGGAGCAATATAATCAGTATCGGTATAGAATTGTGTTAGATTTGTTAATATGTTTGCAATATCCGGAATTGTAGTGCTCGCATCTACAATTGCAAGTTTATTTTTTGTCATGACCCCGGGTTGAAATGCACCACGATATGTAGTATCATCTAAATTACCCGTTATAGTCCATTGAATGGATACTGCTCGATACATTTTTTTATCAATTGTATTAGAAAACCATTTTTGATACGTTGTTTGATTTACTTCTAAAATTTTAGCATCATTTATTCGTTGCATAAAATATCTCATAACAAAACCATCAGTAACATCTGATCTAGTAACAACAGCCGATGCACCATTTGGCGTTTCATAACGCACATTGATATTTGGTTTCAATTGTTTGTATTGTTCATTGGTTGTATCATATTTAACATATGGCAATAATCGTTTAGATATTTTATTATTCCATACTTGATTTGTATAACGTTCACCCGTTGCATAAGAATGATATGATCCAACATATTCTACATTGGCTTCGGTCATGTATTCACTACCACTAGTATACAAGTTATTAGTTATTTCATCTGCCGTATAAAATGTTTTTAATCTAGCCATATTATTCAATACTTGGTCTTTGTATGCACGTTATTTTTGTTTTCCATTCACCTTGATTGGATACGGTGTGATTGATACTTATAACACTAAATACCGTATTAACGCGATATTTTCTAGGTAACCCGTCAAATGTTAAAACATCCCCATAACGAAATCCATTGATACCACCGATCGTAAAATCTACAGTAAATGGAAATATTGGAGCTGTAAGTAAATTTGTATTTTTAATATTATCCGTTGGATATTGTATGTATTTTTTTAAAGCTCTGTTTAGTTCTGCTTGAATTGTAGGAACATCGGGAGATTGGCCAAATTTTATTTTTGCATCGTTTAATTCGTTTGCAGCCCGTACATGTTGTGTATTGTATTGAGCTAAAATTCTATTAACTGCATCTTTATTTTTTCCATTATACATAAAATTCATATATGGTGCAATATCTTCTTCTGATACATCGGCATTTGAATTTAAAACATATGAAAGATTTTTTACCGAATCTGGCAATTTTGCTGAAAATTGAAAATCTTCTACAATTGTTCCATTTGGGTGATTTGCAAACATTGGTACTGAAAATGCTATTACCTTGCTTGTATCTGCAGGAGTGCGAACAAATTTACTGTCAGTTAAATATAATTTACTTGTATCATATGGATATGTAACTAATGTTAAATTAATTGCATTTCCAGATGCATCTGATATTTTACTACACAATGCATCAATAAATGTATTTACGGAAAATGCTGTGCTATTTTTTTGACTTAAATTATTAACTATAGCCTCAATAGTTTCTAAATTTATGAATATTCTAGATGGATAAAGTTTACCAGTATCATCTGGACCTTTTTCGTACACCCCAAGCCATTCTTTAAAGAATCCTTTTAGTAGTAACACCTTAGTATTAACTGAATTATCTGTTAGTTGTTTTAAAACATCTTGATAATATACTAAATTTCCATATACATTGTGATCTTGTGGTTGTTGTGCCAACAACGGATTTACAAGTATATTTGGATCTTTTGGCAAAAATAAAATTTCATCAGGATTTGATGATGCCATTAATGAATAATATACACTAAAACATTCTATATCCGTACAAATAATTTGTGCTCCAGACAATTTACTTAAAACATAGCTATTGATATGTTGTATCAATGCACCCAATGTTATATATCTTGTATCGTTAGTTGATGATGCAGGAGGTCCCGGGACATTTGCAACTCCATTTACAGCAACTTCTGTAGTTACTAATGCCGGAAACTGTTCACCTTTTAAAATAAAATGATCTGTAGCCGCTGGTGCTGCTAATTTTTTATCAACATAAGGTATTAAAAATTTAGTTAATTTAGCTGCAGCTGGATCTGCATTTTTAAAACCGACTATTAATTTTTCAGTACGTTCATACAATATACCATAAAATTCTCTAGAACTAGTAGCCGGTACTGTTGCTGCGGTGGCAGTTGTATCAGATGGTTCTGGGTTAGCTGGATTAATGTACATTGAAAGATTTGTATATACGTTGCTAGTACCAGTAAGATTTATATTAACCTCAACCATACCATCTTTGGTATATGAAAAATCAAATGCCGTTATTAGTCCTTCAAATACAAATCTACGCATTTCGCGAATTTCTTGTTCCAATTCTAGTATATCCCAATCTGGATATAAATTTTTTAGTTTTTCTCGATTTGGTATAACTAATTTTGTTAACAAACCATTTGTAGCAGCACCCGATGCAATTGCAGTAGATGGGTGAACTATTTCAATTCTAGCATATCGACCAGGTCGCATCCATGCTTCTTCAAATGCATCCAAATCTCGATCTGGATTAGGAATTGTTGCATTGAATGATGCTTTATTTAAAAGTCCCATGGAATGATCGCCAATTGATACATCAACGGCCGTAATGAATGGGCCAATTCTAGTACTACGATCTTCTTTTTCTTTAGTAATAAGGTCAACTTTGCCAGTTGTTTCATCAAATTCTAATTCGGATTGTTGATATTTTTTACCAGACATTAAATAACCATCTGGGCCGGTTGGCATAAATCTACCAGTACGTACGGTATTACCACCCAATGTTGCAACGCGCAGCGATTTAGAACTAGTTGTTTCATATGCCGTAATCTCTACATTTGCAATTTTCGTTAACATGTAGTTTAATGAATCAGTATCTCGCTTACGAAATGATTCTCCTCGAGCTCGTAACTCTGTTTGTAAATTTTTATCAACCTCTGAATAAAATATATTCATATTATCTTATATTAATGTTATTAATTATTTGTTGGTAGTTTGTTTTGCTTGGAATTCGCAGAGAACGATTTGTCGGTACCATCAATGAACCGCGGCCTAATCCGTTAGCAGCAGCGATTATCCACCAAAGCGTAGGATCTTGATAAAATCGATATGCTAAATTATCTAATCGTTCTACCGTAGTAGTTTTGATGTATATATCACTTGGCGATAATGGCAATGACGGAATTATTGTAGATGCAAATCTACGTTTTTCATTGTTATCTCGAATTGTTGATGTTGTGCTATATCTACTCATAATTATTACAATCCTTTAGCTTTACCGCGTTGTGTTTGTTTATTTTTTTCAGTTTCTTGTTCTTTAGCTTCATATATCGTATCAACATTATCGCGGAAATCACTTAACCAATTATCTGCACCTCGTTTTGGTGTTGCAGTTTCATCAAATCGTTTTGCCAATGTATAGAATCGTCCGCCTTTTTGTGGCATATAATCTCCAACCATGTTAAAGTTTAACGAAACACCAATTTTTAATGGCACTTGCATCATGGTTGGGTCATCTTCAATATTAATTTCCCATGGTGCATCCATTGCAAAATCATATGATATTGAAGTTAATACGACTGGTGCTTGTACAAATACGTCTCCAACTGTTAAACGCATCCATGGTGCTATCATTGCAATTGATTCTGGATCATAAGTTGGCGAAGTATATCCTGCCAATGCATTTAATTTTCGCCAAATTGGTTTTACTTCATCTCTATCCGTTGCATATACATCAAATGATAATCCAACATCGCGCGACATACCCGTATATGTATAATTTGGATCAGCGCGACCAATCATTGTTACTGGAGTCCAGTTTGCCGTTATGCTATCATCAAAATTCGTAATATGAGCACGAAATACAATGATATCATCTGCATTTGGGTCGTTAATATAATCATCGCCTAATCCTTCAGCTTTGGCCAATCCATTATGTAATTTTGGCCCAGTTAAATAAAATTTTATAAAATCTTGAGTTAATGATTGTTTATCAAATAATTCTAAAGCTCGTTTTGGTTTCCAACGATATGCATCTTTAAGAGTTCGTTTACCAAAATCAATTACCGTTACTTTATCTCCACGAAATGGGGTAGCAAGTTCAAGTGGATTGAGCGTTGGCTTCCAAGCTCCTTGCGGTACTGTTTTAAATTTAGGTAATAATTGGCCGGTAGTTGGATCTGTTTCTTCAAATTGAAATATTTTTGGCTCCGTTGGAATCCAACGTGTTGCAACGTGACTTCGCGAAGTAAAATCATTGCGGAATGCATCTGGATTATCATGATCACCCCACCCATACCCAGAGGTTGAAACTCCATCTAAATTGAAAACACTATATGGACCAATTGGCGTTGCTGCAGCAGCAGCATAAATTATCGATTTCCATGATTTGTCCATTCCAAATCTAGTAGCTGCAGCCAACCCGTCAACTCTGCGACTTGTAAAATATGCAATTGTTTGATTGCTTGTTTCAAATGTTGCATTGGTTTCGTTAAATAAATCTCCTTTTGGAAATGTAAATGTAGATCTAAAATCTGGATACTTGATAAATTGTCTAATTCCTTGCCGAGTTAAACGATCTTTAGCCAATGTTAAATAGCTATTTGTTGAATCAAACATTCCGGCTGCGGTTTGACCAACTTGACCAATCTGCGGAATTCCAGATAGTGAACCTAGTATTGAAGATGCATATCCAATTGCATTTCCAACGGTGCTTCTAGGAGTAATATTAGTATTGATTCCAACAGCTGGATCTACATTTATTGTAGTTGGCACTGGTCTAGGAGTAAATTGTGATATGAATACTGTTTCGCCCTGACTACCACCAGGACTTCCAGGACCGGGAGGTATTTGGCCAAATGCACCAGGCTGTTCTGGACCATATGGATATGTATTATTCATTAACGTCGGATTGTCTGTTGATTGCGATAATGCAGCAAGATCTGGTCCCGCACCTACGACGTTATTAAAAAATACCTGTCCAAGTGTACTTAAATAGATCTGGTTAGAAATAAGATCATTACTCGAAGTATAATTAAATGTTGGTTCATTACCTAAAACTGTAGTAGGTGTAAATTGTGTAACACCAACCGTTGGATTAGGAATAAAATCATTACTCGAAGTATAATTAAATGTTAAGTTGGGGCCGATAAATGTATTTGGAAAAAACTGTGAAGCACCAACCGTTGGATTAGGAATAAAATCATTACTCGAAGTATAATTAAATGTAAAAATGCCACCTAAATCTAATGGTTGCGCAAATTGTTGCATTGATGGCAACATGGTATTCGGCGTAATTATGTCATTGGTTGTAACATAATTAAATGTATCAAATTGTCCTAGTGTTAATGGTTGTGCAAATTGCAATACTCCGGCAACCGTTGGATTGGTATATACTGTATCTGGAACAATATTATACGTATTGAATTGTCCTAGTGTTAATGGTGTAGTAAATTGAGATAATGCTGCTACAGTTGGATTATTATACAACACATCCGGAAGAATATTGTATGGATTATTGAATTGTGCACCTGCCTGTGTGGTTGGATTGATCATGTTATTATCCGTAATATGAATTTGATAAACCTCGACCAAATACTGGATCTGATTTCAATTCTCTTGTTTGATTGTTAATTGCTGCAACAACAGCGGCGGCAAACTGCATAACATCTCCCCCTCCACCTTTACCTCCAAATAAATTAGTGCCACCCATTACTACATCATTGTTATTGATTGACATTGCACCTGCAGGACCTAGTAATAATCGCCCGCCGCCGGGACCAGAATAAAAATCCTCCATGTCACCTGTTGCAGCAATGGTTACTGGCATCGGATTAGTTTTAGAAATTGCAGTGCTACCAACGGCTAATCCTACTAGCCCGCCAGGTGCTCCAGCAGCAATGCCACCTAGCCTTCCAATTGCAGCTCCGGTTTGCGTACCTTGTATTGCGCTAACTACAGCAGGATTATTCTTGACTAAGTCAGTTAAAAAATCACCATATTTTTGAGTTCCGCCTATAGCACCTTTTGAGCCTTCACCCATTAACTTAGAATAATTCAATCCTTGTAATCTAATTCCTTTAGTAGCCAATTGATCTAATAAGTCATTCATTTTCTCATCGGTACTACGCATATCATTCAATGACATTACTTCTGCAATTAGTGCTGCATCATCCGTCATCGATGCCATTTTTGCAGCCAATTCCTCGCCGGTAAGTCCCATTAATTTACCAGATGGATCAAGCTTCTTTAAAATATCTTGTTTCTTCAACATTCTACTTAATGTTCCTTCATCCATATTTAAAAGTTCAGCCATTTGTTTTCTAGCAAACATGTTAGTACTCAATGTCTTGCCTTCTTGTTCTAAAATTTGATTTAACGTAGATGCCATATCGCTAGATTTTCCTGCTAGCATCTGTTCTCGATATTTATTTGTTAAACTCTTACCTTGATTGTCAACCAATCTACGTCCAGAAAGCAATTGATATTCCATTTCTTGACCGATACTCGCTTCAATATTTAACAAGTTATCACCTGTGGTTTTCAATTGTGCCATGTTTATACCAAGTTGTTTAGATTTAATTACGGCTAATTCTAATTGACCTGGTAATCGTCCGAAATGTAATGAAACATCTGCAGTTTGATTTGCCATCTCGGAAATCATTTCTTGAGTGACTTCAATGCCTCCAACTTGTTGTTCGATATAATTAGATATTTGAATATGATCAGCCAATGTTTTTTCTAAACTTTTTCCACTTTGCGATGCCATTTCTATGTATTTATTTGCAGTATCCGAAGATAATCGCAAATTCATCTGTAGTGCTTTAGATGTCCTTAACATATCTTTTCCGTATGTATTGGTTATTAAATCGCTCATTTTTGAAAATGGACCTATAACACCTTTAAGTCCTTTTTGCAATTCTATAATTGCTTTACCACCGACGCCAATACTATCAGAAAACTCATCTATATTTTTACCCAAAACAGCCGTTTGCTCTATTGTTAAGCCCATAGACGTCTGTAATCCAGTAAATCTTTGTTCTAAAATAGTTAAATCTTTTGCAAATGCGGTAAAGTCTGCCAATTTGGTTTCTATTCCACCAACGATGCTTTGCATAGCACGTTGTTTACCCATGTTATCTATTGCACCCACTGCGTTCGTTAAGTCAGTTAATAAACCCATACTGATATCTTTAATATAAATATTTATCTTTTAGATTTCTGTAAAGAATTTTGTTGTTTAACATGATCATTTTTAGTTTTTACGATATCGTTGATTCGTTTAATCCAATGATTTCGAAGAAATACGGGCATATTGTATATAGTATCCCAGTCCCAACGACCTTCTCCAAACCAAATCATATCAAAAATAGTATCTTGTAATTGAACGCGATATGATGCATCAAAACCAAAAAAGGTCTGCGTTAACTGGAAACATTGCTTTGAAGGTGCTCCTATCTTCACCTTCAAAATTCATTTCATAATTGACGCCAGGTGCATTGTTTTTAACATAATCACGGAATTGTTTTGCATCTCGTGCAAAAAACTCATAGCGAATAAAATTTTCAATTGCAGCTCGATCTCGAATTCCATTAACTTCTGTAATTAAATTGTTGATTGTTTCGGAAACAGTTTCTTGCGTTATCTCAGTTTTTGGATATGCAAATTTAATTGTAGTTTCCGTATTTATTTGATATGTAAATTCTCCGGTTGCATCGGCTACTAATGTAAATGGTTTGAATTGAACTTCCGTTAAATTGATAGTTCGTTCTAATGCGTTTCCAGTTTTTGGATCTGTTATTTGTACTGTATAATCAGGACCATATGCCATTACGCGAGCATTGAGTATTAATCCATCTTTATCGACACTGCAAATATCATCAACATCAACTTCCGTTACAATGATTGATTGCAACAATTTATTAAAAACTACGCCTTCTCGTATATATGATGCATTAGTTAAAATATCTTCATCATATGCAGTCATATATCTTAGTTCAATTGTACCAGAATGTAAAGGATGATTTTTAGGATAAATTTTACCATCTGATGCTAATTTAACAATAACCGTTGGTATTTTGTTTTGTTGTTTGTTTTCGTATTGCTGACGTGCAATGTTTACTAGATCTTGAGATCCTAATCGTGTTGTGACTTTGTTGTCCATGTATTCCTTTTTTATAACTGTTTATAAAGGGGGCCGTAGCCCCCATTTGATTTTGTATTAGAAGCTTAAGAATGCCCAATCATAACGTATTGTTATTGAAATTTCTTGAACTGCATCTGAACCCCAATCATAGGTACCAAATTCGGCATCTGTTAAAAATGCACCATTTAATGTCCATTCTTCTACTGTTTCACCAATTGGGGAAAGTTGAGATAATTTGATTTGTTTTTTGTAGAATGAAGAATACCCATCTCGTCCTGTTGATGATTCGTGATGCAAACGAATCCACTCCATTACTGCCTGTGCACCCGATGGAACAATTGGATCATATAGTGTCATTTGTATGGTACTCCATTCAGATTTTCCTTTAACATATCGTTTAATGTTAATTAAATCTAATGCAACTTCACCATTACTAATTTGTGGTTTACCGGATGTTTTTACTAAATATGCCGGAATATCCGGAACAGCTAATATAAAATGATGTTGTCTTTTTGGCTCCCACGAAAATGCTCTATCAAATAATTGTTCCTGATCAGCAATCGTTAAATTAGGATTCCTATTATCATACAATGCCATGTTCGTATTCCTTCTTTTTTATATAAATATGTTAACCAGTAAAAAAGGTAGAATCGAAATCCTACCTTTTAAAAATAAATTGTTTTTTATTAAAATGCTGCACCCGTTGGTTGAATATTAAAGTCTAATACAATAAATTCAGCCGTTCTAGTTGGTTGCAAGAATATTTGTCCGTACAATATATTTTGATCAATTAAATCTGGTGTATTATTTTTATCATCCATAACAACTCGGAATGCATATAAACCTTGTTGTACACGTACTGATTCCATATATGGATTAACAATTGCCAAGAATCTATTTCGCGTTTCTACTGAATTTTGTTCGAATACCAAAAATCTTGTAGATGATGCAATAAACTTCTTAACTGCAATAAGTAATCGCCTAACATTGATTCGATCTAATGCACTTGGACGTGCTTGTAATGTCTTTTGTCCCCAAACTACAATACCGCCGTTTTGACCACCAAAATTAGCAATAGGATT